AAATGATCTTCCTGTAAAGTAGTTTATATTTCCTTTAGCATCAAAAGAAGGAATAATAACCATGTTAGCATAACGACCTGTTTCACAGTATCCAATACCATATTTAAGTATATCTTCTTCTGTAATACCACGAGATTTTAAATATGCTAAAGCGTGTCTTCCAATAATATTTGATTTCTGGATGTTGGTTAAGGGTTGAAATTCTTTAGGTAATTTAAGTTTTTCTTCAACTTTAACATCTGTTTCAGGTCCAGTATATTTTACAATGGCTTTTAATTCAGCCATTATTTCAGGTGAAACTTCTACTGCTTTAAATAATTGATATAATTTTTTACCTTTTTTATCACAAACCCAACAATGCCAAGCGTTTTCGCCTTTAGTATTTTCGGTCATGTTGATCTCTAGTTTTGGCTTTGCATGGTGGCACAGCGGACAGTGGTAAGCATAGTTACCTCTTGCTGTTGCCTTACCTGTACCAAGTACAGAGTTAGCCAGTGATACTAGAGATTGATTTATCATAACGACAATATATTAATCCTCTTTTGGAGAACCAAAGTCACGTGAGAAAAATTTTCCCAAAATGTTGTCGTTGAAATAAAGTTCGGGATGTTCTAAAACACCCATCATAAAAAGATATTTACACTCGTAATAAGTTAACAATTTTTTATTGTCAACTACTTGTAGAATTTCTCGTTTTAATTCGTCTTGCTTACCAGATTTGATTAGCTCTTGAATTGGTTTAGCAGAACCGAAATATGTTTTCCAATCGCTTTCTTTTTGAACAACTTGAGTTGTTGGTTTGCGACCTCGGCCGGTTTGCTCTGCTAATTCTTTCTTCGTTAATTTACGTTTAACGTTGTGATATAACGCCTTCTTTCCAAGATACGATACCCCACTCGGTATATGTGTAGTTACGTATATAAAACCAAAAGCGTTTTGAGGTAAATCCTCCATAGAGATAACCTCCTTATTTTTATATAACCAATTTTCCATAAATTATTTTTTTTTATTAAATGTATATACCTGTAAATATTACAGTTCCAGTTGGAGCACCAGGAGAATTATTATCAAATAAAATAGCTCCACTACTTGAAATTGAAGTTACAATAACAGCATCTGAAGGTCCTGATGTAAGTGCGTAATTTGCTGTAATCCAAGCATTTGTACCTAATGTTTTTCCGGCCAAAACAGGAAATACACTGCTTGTTGCTGAACCCGCAGTTATAGCTGTTTTACCAGCAATAAATTTAAAATCGCCTGAGACTACTCCTGATCCTCCATCATAAGATTGACCATTAATTTGGGTAGCATTAGAATTTAAAGAAAATGAAGATGTAATAGCTCGTGAAGCAGTAATATTATTTAATACACTACCTGAAAGTTCAAAAGTAGAAACTGTTTTAGGTGGTTTGGTTCCTGTTCCATCAACAACTATAGGATAGTAAACTCCTGAAGCAGTACTTGCTACTACAAGATTAGTAGCAGATGAAGCTGTTGCTGCTGTTGTAGCATTAGTTATACTACCTGTCATGCTTAACCCAGTAATATTAGAGGATCCAGTACCAAAAGCTGAATATAGTTGAGCTATATCGGATGCTTGGATTATATTACCTGTTGTTATATTTGATGGATCTAAAGTTGCCATAATTATCTATCTATGTTTATAAGTATTGTAGTGTCTGTTGTAGGTGATGTTGGAAGTGGTTGTGATAACTTTCCTATCGCTAATAATTGTTGGGCTTCATTATAAAGTCCTACTGTTGTAACATATGGACTAAAATAAGATGCTGTAACAAATCCGTAAGTTGTTCCATCAGTTGAACCTGAGATTATAGATGGGTTTAAACTAAAATTGTATTCGTTTTCTCTAATTGTACACTTGTATTGGGTTTCGTAAATTGTAAGAGAAGAAGAAAACGAACATGTTACATTAGATGATGTAACAAAGTTTTCAACAACAACTGCATCTCCAACCCCATACAAAGAAGAACCATAAGTTGCAGTTCCATAAGTATCTTGTCCTGGGGTACTATCACTTGTAATTACAGCAATACCATGAGTATATATTATTTGTCCGCAAATTTGTTGTGATGAAGAAAATATTAGGTTACCTTCTCCATCATCATAAATTGAACCACTTTCAGCAATCCACCTAAATGAACCTGGTTGGATATAATTACCGAATAAGCGAGAAGGGATAGATATTACTCCAATTTCAGAGTTTGATGCTGTTGGAAAATATCTTTCAAAAGTTAAAGTAGTTTGAAGATAATTAAAATATCTACCGTCTGAGGGTGTTGTGCCTACTAAAACATTTCCTGCTGTATCATTACCAGGAAATATACTTCCTGTATTTACAGAATCACCATAGCTTGAGGTTAAATAATTTGAATAGTATAATTCTTCAATTGAATCATATACTAAACGTTGATATTGAGTAGATACTTGACCGGTTGTAGGGTCTGTTAAAGGATTAAAAATAGATCCTGTAATATTTTTTCCTAAAAATCTATCAATAGCAACATACGAACCTGTCAAAGCAGCTGCCCCTTGATAGTTAAACGACTTGTTAACTTCAAAGGGGACAATTGTAATGTCAGATGCTAAAAATTGTTTGTATGCGCTCATTCATTTTAGAAATCTAACTTAACACGAACTAAAGCTTCTTTGGTAAAGTCTTTTAATAAGGGTCTTGATAATTTTGCTACTGCTAATAACTGGTTAGTATCATTATATAATCCTATAGTTGTAATATAAGTTTGTGGATTATTAATAAAATCACTATATAATACTTCACCGGTTGAACCAGAAATAAATGAGGGGTTTTCAGAGTAGTTAAATTCTGAGCTTCTAGGTCTTATAAAGATATAATCTGAAGTAATAGATTCTTGGGAATTAATGTAAAAATCTGCTGATGAACCTAAGTTAGCTAAAGATGAACTTAAAGCTACATACAACGATGTATTAGGACTAACGTTAGGAGCAGCTGATGCTGTTGCTGAACCGCTATATGCAAAAGCAATACCACCGCTAATAGCAGGAGCAGCTAATGCTCTGGGATTCAAAATAATTGTTCCAATATCTGGTAGTAACCAACCGTAAGATCCTGAATTTGCACTGTAACCATCTGCTGTATTACTTGAAGTAACAGCAGATCTAACTCCTGATGATCCAGTAATTAATTGGAATACACGGCCAGCTTCTGTAAATTGTACAGATGTTACATAATTGCTGTTATCAGTTAATGTAATAGCACCACCAGAACCAGATAATGTTAATGAAAGTGATCCTAAGAATAATGAATCTTTGTATCTTGCTCTTTCAAAAGTTATAGCGTAAAACTCTGAGGATGTAATATTACCAAAAGTAAAGTTTGTATTTTCATCTCCAATTACTAAATCTTGCCACTGACCAAAAACAGTTGCTGTGGGTGAAGCACCATTTACTGATGTATTATATACTAAACTACCACTACCATTTGCATTACCATATGCAATTGCAAACTGTATTGAGCTGGTGGCAGCAGTATCATATACATTAGTATAATAGTTACCATTAGAACTAGCAACTTGTGTTGATGAGGTAAATACTGCGGTTAAGGCAGGGGCATTAGTTGACCACAATGTAGATGAAATAGCATCTGTGCTTACTACAAAATCGTCTGCTTCTAATCTTTTAAATGACATAGTCTATATTTTAAGATACTTTTGTTACTGTTACGGGAATTGTTAAACGAGCACCTGAATCTCTACCTTCTACTGTTAATGTAGCTTGTAATTGAGTATTTGAACCGAATAATGTGTTAACTGTAGTTGCTCTAATATTAATTGTAGTACCTACTACTGTTCTTGATACTGAAGTACCTAGTGTTTGGGTTGTATTAGTTAAATTAAGGGCTTGAACTGCTGGAGTATCAATACCTACACCTTCAAACTGACTAAATAATCTAACATCTGAAATAGTTGCGGTGTATCCTGCTGTTTCGTAAGTATTACCACCTAAGTAGTTTAATGTTTGAGGTGTAATTGCTAATGAAGCACCTTGTTTGATGATAATAGCGCTGTAACCTAAATCAAGAATAGGCATTTTAGCTGTTCCACGAGGTAAAGTAACTAATTTGTATTTCATTACCTGTGTTGCTTGTGGAAATGCCTCTAACAAAGGCATATTTTGTATAGCTTCACCGTAGTAAGCGGAACCTGAAGGGTGGTTTGGATTATAAAGAGTATAATCGATTTCGTCATCAGCTAAAGCAAACTGAGTGATTCTGAATTGTCCATCATTTTGAGCTAGCAATTGGCGACCTGTGTCCGTTAAAATAGCATCTACTACTACTACTGAATTGTTTAAATATCCCATTTTAAATTAAATGTTTTGTTATAAATATATATGAGTTTAACTTTATATTAAATTTTGGTTTTTTAGGTTTTGGATTATTGTATCCAAGTTAGATTCTAGTGTGGAAGAAAGATATTGAGGTTTTAATACTCCACCACTACTTCCACCAGCGGGTTTATCAACATCTAGAATAATGCTTGAAGGATCTTCAACATATCTTCTTAATAAGAAATAATTTAAATCAGTTCCAGTAGGAATATTTCTATCTAAATTAAGAGTTAATTGTCCGGTTGCGGATGATGTAACTTGTGTAATTTGAAATGCTAAATTTTCAATACCTTGGAATCTAATTTCATCATATAATTGAGGTTCAAAATCTAAAGAAATAGGATTAAATCCACTTCTTTCAATACTTACTTGTTTTTGACCAACGTAACTATTCAAACCATCAGAAGCAGTACTTGCTAATAATATATTATCAGATGAACCTAAATTCCAGAAACTAGTACATACACCAGTACCAGGATTAGGGAATTGATTTACTCTAAAATATGAAGATGCATTTATATTAACAGTAGGAAAACCAAAAACATTTGAAAAAGCAGTAGCTGCTACTCTATACAAAGATGATGTAGTAGCAGAGTTTTCAGTATATTCTATAAACCCTGAGGTGGTACCGGCATGGATGATTTGAGTAGTTGCTAAATTAGTCCAACTAGAACCACCATTTGTTGATTTTTGGATAGCATATGTTCCTACCCCAATTCCACTATTTGATGAATTAATTTCTGTTTTGAAATATAAAACATATCCGGATGTTGATAATTGAGCTAATGAACCTGTTGGATTATAAGCATCTGTGGTTGTACTAAAGCTACCAGACTCACCTAAAATTACGGGGGTTGAAAATTGTATTGCTGCAGGAAATGAAGTACTAGAATTGATAGAGGTAAAGTTAACTCCATAAGTTAATAACTTATAATCATTTTTAGTTACATCAGGTCCTTGTTCACCCTCAGTAAAGTTTATAGAACTTGTATAACCAAAGTTAATTACATTTCCATTATTATCATAGCTTGCTGTTTGGGTATAAACAATAGGTGCAATTCTATATCCACTTTTAAAGATGGGCCATGAACCATTCAATGTACTTAAATTTACTCCAAATACATCGTTATCATCTAATACTAAAGTAGCATTTTTATCTTCCTCAAAGGTTTGTTGGATTGTACCTAAATTGATTCCTGATGAATCATTGATAGGTTTAGTAACGTCACCATTTTGATCAATAATATAACGAATATTTACAATCGTTCTATCTTGGTTTTGGTTACCCCACTCAGGTGAACTTCCTCCGGCATAATTAAAGTATATAAAATTAGTTTCAGGGTTACTTACGTTTGGAGTTTTACCATATGAAACGTCACCTTCAGTCCATTCATTTAATTTTTCTGAGATTAATTCTTTACCAATATATCTTGGTACTGCAATTCTAGCTGTTGTGTAATTTGAAGCAGGAACTGTTGATGGGGTTGCACTACCGGAACCTCTAGAAGCGCTAATGATAGTTTGACTATTTACAGCTGTAATAGCATTAGTTGAAAAATCTACATCAAAGAATTCAGCATTTGGTCTATTTACAACAGCATTGTTTGCTATTACTAAACAATCTGGTTCAATGTAAGCTTCATAAATAGTAAAATTGGAAAGACTAAATCCTACACCAGATGGTCCGGCTGCAAAAAAAGTAAGAGGAGAAATTATTCCATTTAATTGTAAATAATTTACAGTTAAGCTACCTCCAGCGGCAATTTGGGGACTATTATATAGAATATCTGTGGATTTACCAGCATTTAATAATCTTAAAAATCCCGGAAACACACCATTTATTTCTGTTACTGTGAAGGATAAATAATAAGTTTTATCAAAATCTAAATCATAACTAGTAAAATAAAATCCAGTTGCTGAGTTGGGATTTAAATTTGTAAAGAGAGAAGCAGTAGTATAAATTTGAACTATTTCTACATTACAATCATTTAATTCGCCATCTTCAACTTGAATATAAGAACCACTTAATTCACCGTTAAAGAATTCTTGAGCATTGCTTTGAGTAAATGCTACAGAACCACTTAAAGATGGTGTGCTACCTAACCAACTTTGGGTTAGGTTTAACATGGGGTTTAAAGGAGTACCATATTGAGCAATATATGTTTGACCTGTGCTTGATGTTACTGGTCT